TGCCAGTCTTGGGATCAAAGTAATGGGTAGGCAAACCTTCAAGCGCACCGCCACGGGTCAAGCCTTTTGCATCAAAGCCACGCACCCCCTGCTCAAACTTGGTGTTCACATCGGCGTTCGGGTCAAGGAACGGCATGTTCTTGTTTAAATATTCAGGCGAAGTCGTAAAGCCTTTAATTACGTCATTAAAATCGGCTGCGCCAGTTTGCAATTGATTGTTGTAAAACGCAACTTCTTCTGCGTTTGGCGTGCGACCAAGCAAGTTTTGGTACAAATTAGTAACTTCTTTGTCGTAGCCCGTGATGTTTTTATCTAGCTGCTTGGTATCAATTGCCGCGCCTGTGTCAGCGTTCACATAACTTATATTGCCGGCCTCATCTGAAACCCTTTGAATGTTCGTGGGTGTCGCAAGATCACGCCGCTCACCCGTAACGGTGTTTGCCCAAGACGCGGGCGATGTGCCACCAAAGTCATCATACGAGGGTGGCTGAAATTCCCAGTTTGCATTGGGGTTTGCGGCGGTCAGCGGGGGCACAGGCGCAGGCGACAGCCCGTAAGACTGCCCCTCTTCGCTTGCCCTGAGCGCCTCGCGCATCTGCTCGCCCGTCATGCCTGCATTGATTGCAGCCGTGAAGGATGCCATGCCGCTTGCGTCAGCCTGCCGACCGAACTCCTGCTGGTAGATGTCGTTTACTGTCTGTTCCCACTGGTTAGCAGGAGCAGGTGCGGGAGCAGGCTCAGGCGGTGGCGACCAAGGTGCGGGAGCAGGCTCAGGCGGTGGCGACCAAGGTGCGGGAGCAGGCTCAGGGGCAGCTTCGGGTGGTGGCGACCAAGGTGCGGGAGCAGGTTCTGGAGGAGGTGACCAAGGCGAGGGTTCATACGAATAGCCGTAGTCGCCCGAATCAACGCCGGTGTTTGGATTGTACCAACCGCCATCACCACCGTGCAACCGAAGACTGCGACCGCCGACAGGGGTTCCTCGCCCTTGAAAGGCTCTAAGCGGCAACAGGTCTAGGGTGTATTTCATATTTTCGTGAAATTCTTTTCGTAATTGACGTAGCCAAGACCTTCTAACAGCGGCGTGTAGTCTTGGTAGGTCTTGCAGCTAACCATGATGCGCTTGACACCACCTGCTTTCAATGCACCTTCAGCACTCTCAAACATTTTCTTGCCCCACCCGCGCCTGCGATACTCAGGCTTAATGTAGTACCAGTCCTCGATTGCCACCAAATAACTTTTGTGCCGAATGTGCGGATGCACCCAAAAACCAAGCCAACCTATTAACTCACCGTCGACTCGGCAGGTGATAAAGCAGTACATCTTTTGCGACCTGCCGTACCGATCCCAGTCAATATCAAGCGCTGTGTCGCTAAAAAAGTTTACCTCCGCGTGATGATCAACCGCCAACGGCTTGAGCTCCTCAACCACATCACTGATATGCTCAAGTTTAAACTCTGGCGTCACGGCTGTATGCTCATAATGCCGACAAGAGAGGCTGCCCAGTCTGACCATTCAGCAAAGCTGCGGCTGTCTGGAATGTTTGAGCTCATAAAGTAACCATTGCCCGCCATCGCGTCGCCCCACTCACGCCACCTGTCCTCAGTGACCACGCCTAGCTGTTGGGGCGCAAATAGCTCATTCATGAGCGAGCACCACGAATCCCAAGTCTGCCCGCGAGGGTCGTAAGTAACCATTATGGGTTGCCCGTTGAGCGCATGTCGCCCACGTCTGCTGATAGCAGGTTCAGGCCGCACTCGTAGTTACCGTTCACGATGTTGCTCTCAAAGCGCAGGCGCATCTCTCTACGCTGCTCGCGCATGTCAATCTTGAGCGTCGTGGGCGAGAACACGTAGGCGTCGCTCACCTGATCCACGTCCGACGCGTAGCCCTTGCCCGTGACGTACAGGTTCATGTCCTCGGACTGCACAAAGTCGGGCTCTACGCGCTCGAGCCTGATGTAGTTGTTCATGCCCACGGCGTCATTCTGGTTCGGGCCACCGTTCACCCAGCCAATGCTGTCAGTCTCAAAGTAGCTCTGAATTGCGCTCTGTTGGCTTAAATTCACAACATTCGTGCCCGTCTCGTGCTGCCAGAGGGTGTAGGTGCTGGAGTCATTGGTCTCGGTGCCCGCCCAGATAGGCTTGCGAAACACCTCAGAGAATGTTCCAGCGGAGCGTCGAGCGCCCAACGCCTCGCCACTGTCGTACCATATCTTGTCGCGCACGTTATAGATGATTGCGTCGGTGCACTCTGTGGCATTGCCTCTCGGGTAAAACCACCAAATCTCACCCCAACGAGGGATCTTCGTCGCCCAGACTTTTTGACGCTGTGCGTAGTTGACGTTGTCAAAGAAGTAGTTGATGTTTGTGTTGTTTGCAATCTCGCTCACGACGCCGTTGTACATCAGGAAGCGATCAACCCCGCACCAGAAGAACAGGCCGTCGTACTCAATGACGCTTGATGATGACAGGATTGAGCTCTGGCTCGTCACGATGTCGTAGCGCCAGTAGATCGTGCTTGTGCCAACTGTTGTGGGCGCGTAGCTCACGCGAATCAGCGAGTCGAGTGACCAGAACAGCCCAGAGGGCGCGGTCGTGCCGCCCCTGACGGGCAAGCCCTTGACGATCTTGCCTGCAGAGACCGTGTTCTCATTTGAGTCAGCCGAGACCCAGTCTTGGAAGTTGCCCGCCGAGCAGTTCTTGATTAGACCGTTGTTGCCGTACACAAAGAGGTACGGGTGGAGCATGACGCAGCCACCCGAGACGCTGATGTTGTTGTTAAACGTGAGCGTCAAAGCGCCCGACGTAGAGACTGTGTTTGAGAGCGTGACGGTTGTGGTGGTTGAGCCCACAACCACAATGCTCACCGTTGTGTTGGCGGGCACCCCCGTGCCGGTGACTGTCTGCCCGACTGCGATGAGCGCGTTGACCGATGCGATCGTGAACTCGCTTGGCGGTCCAATCACCATCGTGCCAGCCGCCGTGAACACGCCGACCTGACTCATCGCACCCGTTGGGAAGTCCCCAATCAAGACGGGCGTGTTCAGCGTGTTATCAATGTTGGTGAGGTTTAGACCCGGGTGCGCAATGAGCGTCTGGTTGCCTGAGCCGCCAGAGTCAAAGCCGATGTCAAATTGCCACAAGTTAAGCGGATCGACCGTGAAGTCGCTCAGCGAGACGGTGGTCGGGCCAGACCCCACGCCGTCATTGTTATCCGTGACCCACTCCTCTAAGCCGTCGCTCCAGCCTGAGTAGACGTAGTTCAGGCCGTCCTCTGAGCTCATGACCATGCCACGGCTGATGCCCGAGGCGTTCTGAAAGATTCCCCTGTAGCCACCCATCTTGCGCGGACGCCCACGCTGGAAGCGCACCCACTTGCCGTCAACGTAGACAGGCGCATCAAACTGGGTGCCATCGCGCTGGATGCCCGGCTTAATGTTCAGCGAGATGACTTTGGCGGTCATTCTAGAACGCCCCGCCTGAGATGCCCACGGGGATCAGGAAGTCTGTTGCCGTAATTGTTGCAACATTAGATGCGCCGACTGCAAAACCAATTTCATTGGTCGCGGGTTGGTACAAACCCGTTGTGGTGTTACCCGCAAAGTTAAGCGAAGGCGCTGCGGCTGAGCCGGCGTTGATGGTGAGCGAAGTGAGCGAGCCGCCCGCGGCTGAGCTTGAGTTAAAGACGTTTGTGCCGTCGCAAATCACGGTCAACGTCTGCCCCTGAGGCACGTCTACCGTGGCTGCGCTAACTGCAGACGTCTTAAACGTCAGCAGGTACGAGCCCGTTGTCTGATTGTTCAGGTAATAAACCTGCACGGTTGAGGGCAGCACGATGATCTGATTTGAGAGGAGCGCCCCCGTATACTCCTGCACCACGTTGGCGTACTCAACCGCCGTGAGGGTATCGGTGCCGCCCGTGACGATCTTGGATAGTTGTGTGTAGGCAAACACGTTTGAGCGCCCGTAGGCAAAGGTGGCGTAGCCGTCGACGCCATTTGAGACAATGACCAACGACTCCGTGAGCTGAAGCTGCTGCGATGCAAGGGTGTCAATTGTGTCCGTGCCGTCTGGGGTAAGCGTCAGGATGCCTGAACCGCCGTTGCGCACCATGATGAACCAACCGTTTTCTGCTCCAGAGGCACTAGGCAGTGTGATGGTGCCCACGCCGCCTCCCCAGACCAAGAACTGGGCGCGATAAGAATCAGTGAGCGCCGTGCTTGAAAAGACGCTGCTTTCAGGGTACGCCTGATTCAGCGTCGGCAGGTAAATATTTGGAAGTGCGACCAGACCATAGCCCGCCAAAGCCGAAGCACTAGCAGTTGATGTACCCGCGCCAAAGGTAACAGTAGACCAAGTGCCGTCGTCTGTTGAGTTATCCGTCAAGAAAATATACTCAGCCACTCCCGAGGCAATTCCTACTATTACGTTGCCAGAAATATCTGTGACTGTAAAAGAATCTGACCCAATATTCTGAATCAGCACGCTCTGACCCGTGCTCACCTGAAGCGCGGAGGGCAGGTACAGGAGCAAGCTGCCGACGGTCGCGGTGACCTGAATGATTGCGGCGACAACATCGGTGCTTGTCGTACCGTTGATAGGCCAGTCAAGCTCCGTGTCTACTGAGATCGTCAGTGCTTCGTAGCCCACCTGCGATGGGTTGATGGTCTGTCCCGTGATCGGGTTGACGTAGGTGTTGGTCATAGTTACCTCTAAGAGTCCACGGCAATTGCTGAGCGGTCACCCACGCGGGTCACGTCCTCGACTTTAAGCGCCTGCATGGCCATGTCGTACTTCTGCTGGAATATTTGACGCGCGTCGTCTTTTAGGTAGATCACAGCCTGCAAGAGCGCCCCGAAGAGCATCGCGTTTGGGGCGTTGTTTGTGATCCAGTTGGTCTGATTCGTCGATGACAGTGGCTGCAGGCGCTGATAAATAAGCACCTCAAAGGCGTATGCTTGGTCTGGGCTGGGCGACACGAACCAGTTGTCGTAGTCGTAATCCGCGTAGTACAGGGGCAGACCGTTCGCGCTCTCTGCGCTGTAGTTGGTCAGGTACTCGTACTTGCGCAGGAAGACGGGCGTCTTCGCGCCGCCCGAGGTGACCGACATAGACACGGTCTTGCGCCAACGGGCGGGCTTTTGAATGATCGGGTTGCCGATTGACATCACGCCCTGCGCAACCTCAATCTGGCCAAGCGTCTTGATCTGCTGGGCAATCTCAAACTCAGCCAGCGTGATAAATACGGGGATTTGAGAGACAACCGCAGCGTCATCACGCTCGAGGTACTGCTCGATCGTTGTGACTAAGTTGTCGTAGGTTAGAACAAAGCTCGCGGTCATGTTTGATCCAAAAAATGTTGGCTCCGTTTTTCACAAACAGACCCCTATATTTTAACCTCTATTCATATAAATTAAAACTGTATTAAGGCAAATTACCACCGACTGGGAAGGTTGCACCTACTGGCGCTTGGGTAACAACAGTCGAACCCGCCTTAACGTGCCCACCATCAAAGGGCGACTCATTTAGTGGACCGAAACAGTCAGCAAGCTGCACCCCGTTGACCTTCTTGGTCTTCACGCATTCAAACGACCACATGTTGCTCATGCCAGACGTTGCGGTGGTGACAAAGGTGCGAGCCACGGCGGGTTGTACTTCCCATGTCGGGGCTTGTGGGAACGATGAAAGCGGGGGAAAACCAAACAGGCTCCAGACCTTACCCTTGGCTGCATTACAGCTACCACCCATCAAGTCAAGGTTAGCGATACTTGCGCCATCTAAGACAGGGCAAACAGCCATGCCTTCTTTAAAAACCTTGTTGCCCACCACAATTGAGTTACCAGTCGGCGTTGCAGGAGACGCCGCGCACAGGGCGTACTCACCCTGACAGATTGCTAGGTTTTGGGCTTGGACAATAGAAAATAAGGCTAAAACCCAGAACAAGATAACGGTGCTAACTACAGTAAGTATTTTCATCACGCCGCCATTGTTGAGGCTTTCTGTTTAACTGCTGCAACACGATTAAGCCAGCCTGTGCCGTATACAGGGAAATCATCAAGACCACGGTAGAACTCTTCCTTGGCATCGCTGAAATCTTGAATCAGCTTCACAGGGTCAGCAGCAAGGACAGCTTTCATCGTGATCAGACCAAACCCACCGTCAGGCGTTACACCCACCGCAGCTTGCAAGAGCTTGATAGAGCGCCCCGGACCCGCATTGACACCCATGTCAAACACCAAGTAGTCGATGCCAGAGGGCAGCTCGTCGGCTCGCACAACGTCCCAGTACTTCTTCTTGTACAGGGGTTCAACATCAGCAGGGGTTAGGCGACGCATATGGTCGTGCGTGACTTCGTGTCCAAGATGCCGCTCCCAGTTAAATTGAGTCACGCCAAGCATGGTCGAACCTTTGCGCCCATCCGGTAACTGATTGCCGTTATCACGTTCATCGTCTGTAAAACCGCCTTCTGAAGCGAGCATCTGTTTAAACGCTTGATCCCAATTGCTAATCATTTACTCATCTCCGTGCTTGCTAAGTTAATGCGAGTCTTCGCTTGAATAATATCTTTAGGCGGTATCTTAAAACCCACCGCAATGTAGCCTACAAAGCGCCCTTGTTCTGGGGGTACAGCGCCACGGCACATGTACGTCACGCCATGCTTAACAGCGTACTCACCGAGTTTCGAGCTTGGTACAAACGCCTCGCAATGCACCTCGCCTTGAAACATCGTAATGACTGCACGGTTGCGTTCAGGCGAACTGGTAAACAAAGCGTTAATTACGCCTTCAAGCGATTTTTCACGCCCCTGATTGCTCATTGCTAAGATGGTTGTGCGGCTGTTTGACTGAAGATTGACCGAGTTAACCACCACCACATCTGCACTTAGGTCGTAAATCAAAGACTTGGAAATAGCCTCAACTAACAACGGCTCTTTTAGTTCAGTCTTCTTACTACTAATTG